GTTCGAGGGCCGCGGCGAACAGCGGGAGATGATCGGCATCCTGAAGAAGATCAAGTGGCCGGACAAGGTGAAGAACCTCGAGCTGCTGGGCCGGCACTTCGGCATGTTCAAGGACAAGGTGGAGCACAGCGGCGAGATCAAGACGCCGGAACTGAAGCTGGTGCTGAATGGAACTCGCCCTCCACCCGCAGCAGAGTGAGGCGTACCTTTCCGAAGCAACGGAGATTCTCTACGGCGGCGCGGCGGGCGGCGGAAAGTCCCACCTCATGCGAGTCGGTGCCATCGCGTGGTGCACTGACATCCCGGGCCTGCAGGTCTATATCTTTCGCCGGTTGTCCGATGACCTGCTGAAGAACCACATGGAGGGAGTGAGCGGGTTTCCTGCTCTGCTCTCCGAGTGGATTGACTGTGGTCTGGTCAAGATCAACTGGTCGAAGGCCTTCATCGAGTTCTGGAACGGCTCGAAGATCCACCTCTGCCACTGCCAGTACGAGAAGGACGTGACGAAGTACCAGGGCGCCGAGATTCACGTCCTGATGCTCGATGAGCTGACGCACTTCACCGAGAAGATCTACCGGTACCTGCGCGGCCGCTGTCGTATGGGCGCGCTGAAGCTGCCGAAGAAGTACGCCGGACTGTTCCCGCGCATCCTTGGCAGCGCCAACCCGGGCGGTATCGGCCACAACTGGGTCAAGGCGACGTTCATCGACATCGCGCCGCCGCGGCAGATCAACCGGCAACCGAAGTCCGAGGGCGGCATGCTCCGCCAGTACATCCCGGCGAAGCTCGCGGACAATCCGACGCTGCTTGAGAACGACCCGGATTACGTGGATCGACTCGAAGGCCTTGGCAATGCTGCGCTCGTGAAGGCAATGCGCGACGGCGACTGGAACATCGTGGCCGGCGGCATGTTCGACGACGTGTGGGACGAAAATCGGCACGCGCTGCAGCCATTCGATATCCCCGCCGGCTGGCGCATCGACCGGTCCTTCGACTGGGGTAGCAGCAAGCCATTCAGCGTCGGTTGGTGGGCGGAAACGGACGGCACCGATGCGGTAATGCGTGACGGCACCAGGCGCAGCTTCCCGCGCGGCACGCTCATTCGTGTGGCCGAGTGGTACGGTTGGAGCGGGAAACCGAACGAAGGCCTGCGCATGCTGGCCGTGGAGGTCGCGAAGGGCATCGTCAAGCTGGAGAAGGAGATCGGCCTCGCTGGCCGCGTCAGGTCCGGACCTGCCGATTCGGCCATTTTCGACACCCAGAACGGCGTGTGCATCGCAGACGACATGGCCCGCGCCGGCGTGAAGTGGGAGAAGGCGGACAAGGGTCCCGGCAGCCGTCGCAATGGCTGGGAGCGCATGCGCAAGATGCTGAAGGCGGCGCTTCAGCATCCGATGGAAGAGCCTGGCCTGCTGGTGTTCGACACCTGCCGGCAGTTCATCCGAACGGTCCCTGTGCTCCCGCGCGACGAGCGTCAGCCTGACGACATCGACACCGACGCCGAAGACCACGTTGCGGACGAGACGCGCTACCGCTGCACGATGCCGACTCGATCTGCCACTGTCGCCCCGCTGCGCATGTGAGGACTACCCGATGACCGATGCTGTCCGCAATGAATCAGAAGCTGTAGCCGAGATGGCCAAGCACTGGCCGCTCGTGCGCGCTCTGATGGGCGGCACATCGGCGATGAGAGCCGCGGCGAAGAATTTCCTGCCGAAGTGGCCCAACGAAGAACAGAAGTCGTACGACGCGCGGCTTGCCGTCAGCACGCTGTACCCGGCATTCAGCCAGACCGTCCGCGTGCTGTCGGGAAAGCCTTTCAGCAAACCGCTACAGCTGGGCGATAACGTGCCCGAGCCTATCAAGGGGTTCGCACAGAACATCGATCTGGAGGGCCGCAACCTGCATGCATTTGCAGGCGACCTGATGGTCGACATCCTGTCCGTAGGAATCAGCGGCATCCTGATCGACTTCCCTCCGGCAGAAGGCGTGCGCACCCGGGCTCAGGAGCTGGAGGCTGGTCTGAGGCCTTACTGGAAGCGCTACCCGGCCGGAGCCGTCTTGGGCTGGAAGACCCGTCGCACGAATGGCGTCATCACGCTCGCGCAGATCCGCCTGCTTGAGAACGAAGCGGAGGATGCCGGAGAGTTCGGTGAGCGCGAGTTCGAGCAGGTCCGTGTGCTGGAGCCCGGCCGGTGGCGCACGTACCGCAAGGTTCGCACGGCAAACGGCCAAGAAGAATGGCAGCTGCACAACGAAGGTCTCACTACCTTGAATGCGGTTCCGTTCGTGTTCTGCTACGGACAGCGGACAGGGTTCGGGACTTCAGCGCCGCCGCTTCTCGAACTGGCGCACCAGAACGTGGAGCACTGGCAGTCGAAGAGCGACCAGCAGAACATCCTGCACGTGGCGCGTGTGCCAATCCTGGCGCTGGTCGGCGCGGAGGGAGAGGTCGATATCACGGTGGGGGCATCTTCGGCCGTGAAGCTGCCGAAGGACGCCGACCTGAAGTTCGTGGAGCACAGCGGAGCCGCGATCGAGGCTGGCCGCAACGACTTGAAGGACATCGAGCAGCGCATGCTGCAAACCGGTGCCGAGCTGCTCGTTCGAAAGGAAGGTGCAGCAGTCACCGCCACCCAGATCTCCAGCGAGGGCGAAGGAAACAAGTGCGCGCTCCAGCGGATGGCGGAGGATCTGGAAGATGCCATCGACCAGGCGCTGCAATTCACGGCCGAGTGGATCGGGCAACCTGAAGGCGGCCACGCGACGCTGCACAAGGACTTCGGTGCAGACTCACTTGGCGAGGCCTCGGCGTCTCTGCTGCTGGAACTGCAGGCCGCCGGGATCATCAGCAAGAAGCGCGTGATCCTTGAGCAGCAGCGCCGCGGCGTGCTCTCCGCGGATATCGTCGCGGACGACGAGCTGGAGGATGCCGGGCAGGACGGGCCGGCCCTTGGCGCCATCACTGACCCGGCGCCGGCCGGCGCCTGATGTCGGCCCAAGAACTGCTGGACGCGACTGTCCGGCACCAGATCGACCTGCAGCGGTACTCGAACAACGTCGTGCGGCGGATCGTCGCCGTGCTCAACCGTGCTGATGCGGACATATCGGCGGCTCTCATGGCCATGCTGGAGCGCGCTCCCGATAACCTGACCGTCGAGTACCTCGATAGTCTGCTGTCCAGTGTTCGGCAGCTGAATGCTGCGGCCTATGCGACGCTCCAGACGGAGCTGGAAGGCTCGATGCGAGAGCTCGCGAGTTTCGAGGCGCGCTGGAACCAAGCGGCCTACACGGCGGCTCTTGACACGCGATTCGCGCAGGTGACGGCGGAAACGGCCTACGCCGCCGCCATAGCCAGGCCATTTCAAGGCCGTCTGCTTCGCGAGTGGGGGAGGTCGCTGGAGGCCGACCGCATGCAGCGCATCCGGGACACTGTCCGTATGGGCTACCTGGAAGGGAAGGCGACTGCACAGGTCGTGCGTGACATTCGCGGCACGAAGGCGCGGGCGTTTCAGGATGGCGTGATCGAGATCGACCGCCGGCATGCCGAG